GTTATTAGTTAGCAGAGTTACTAATTCCGTATGTAACCATGTCCTCAGCAAAGCCATAATTTGCCGTAGCTCGGAATCTCATTACTACTCGGAAATTTTGCGATCCGTCCAAATCACTCATATCCAAAACCTTAACTTCATTCATATCCGAAAGTAAAGAAGTAGCGAAGTGTAAGTTTGAAGTTGTAGTTGCAATAGCAGTTCCTGCAGCTAATCCATTAGCCATAAATACAGGCACACCATCAAATACTAAATCACCCAATACTTGGTTTGTTCCTTTGTTATCGTATCCGTTAGCACCTACGCCACCAGAAGCGAAACCACCCAACGCCCTAACATATGCTTTATACATATTTTGAGAAAGGTACAATTTCAAATCAGGCTGTCCGTACAAACGTGCTGGAATTGCATCGATTATCTTCCCTAACTCCGTAATTATTGTACTCGCCGATACTGCAGCCGAAGCAACCTCTTGTGCAGCAGGTAAAGCAGCATCAGCAGCGATCAAAGTAGAAATACCATCAAATTGACCTGCAGTTGCGTTAACACCTGTCCAAATTGTAGACTCCATTGAAGCAGCAACTTTCTCAGCTACGTATGCAATTAAGAAATCATTTAACGATTTTGGGATAGATGCAAATGCAGAGTAACCTAACTCAGCCGCTTGCCATGAATTAACAAACGTTTTTTTGCACAATTGCAAATTAACTTGAAATTCCTCAGGGTTTAAGACTCTTTCAGTTAAAGTGATTGTTGAAGTAGGATCGAAGTCACATGTAGCATTTTTTACGATGTCATCAGTTGCGAACTTTTGAATTACCTCTTTGTAAATCACATTCGGGTGAATAGTCATTCCTCCCTTTTCTAATGTTGGTGCAGATAATAAAGCTGCAGCAATGTACTTACCTGCGAACTCGCCAGCGTAAGTAGTTGTAATTGAAGTTGTTGTTGCCATTTTATTAATTTAAAATATTGATTACTTGTTTAATTTTTCTAAGATTGCATCCATAGTAGAACGTGGTCTTTTAGAAGCATATTTAAATCCTTCTACTTCGTTTGTTCTTTCTGGATTAAAAGTGATAGGTTTTACTTCTTCAAGTTCCACCTCTGTTGTAGTTGTTGCAGTTGTTTCTTCAGTAGTTTCAGCAGCAACTTCTTCAGGATTAGTTGCGCTAAGCGTTTCCAATTTGGATTTAAGTTCTTCATTCTCTGCTTTAAGTTTTTCCATTTCAGCGAAGAAAGTTTCCTTAATAATAGATTCTACAGTCTTTTTAGGTGTAGATACTTCTGCTTCAGCTTCTACTTCTACTTCAACTTGTGGCTCCGCTTCAGCTTCTGGCATTTCTTCTTTAACCTCTGCTTCTTTAACCTCAGCAATAATACCTTCTTGTTGTACTACTAGAATCTTTCCGTCTTCAAGTTCGTACTCACCTACAGGCAAAGCAATTTTTTGATCTTCTGCCAAAACAAATACTTCTGCACCTGCTTCAAACATTTCTGCCTCTAACACGGTAACACCGTCTGATAGTTTCATTGTAGCTAATTTTACTTCCATTCCTAGAAGTGTCTTAACTTGGTTTACTATTTCTTTCGCGTTCATTTTATTTTTTATTTAAAAACTTAGACTTTTTTTATCTGTTACATTTTTAGTTGCTTACGCTTGTAATCGTGCGTACTGCATTCGTGTTTGTAACATTGGATACTCCTTGTCCTTCAGTTGCTCCAATACCTTGCTGCGATAGTTCGCCCTCACAACATTCTTTTGAATAAGTGCCATCTTTACATAGGCATCCTCTGTTACCGCCTATTGGACTTGTTGTTTTTTTCTTTGCCATATTTATAGTGTATAATTGTTACGTGTTTCTAAATGGATATTTTCCATGTTTTGGAATACCCCGAATAATAACGGTGTTTGCTCCGATATAAAATCTGAAATTACCGTTGGTGTTATATCTACTGTATTTAAAACCTTTCTACTGTCTACATAGTGACATATTTCCATTGTAGTAGGTTTTACTATTAACTGCGATTGCTCATCGTTAATTTCTTCTTGTATGCACTCTAAAGTAAATGTTGCCATGTTATAATGAATAAACTCCTAATGTTGTTAAATCGAACTGCCCTGTATTTGTGATAGCCGTACCCATACAGCGAGATGCACAAAAGTTAAGACCTTGTGTATCAGCAGGTAAATTGCTGCTAAGTGTACCTTCTGCTATTGCTCCTGTTTCATTATTGGTAACTCTATATAGTACCGTAGTGCTATTAAAAGCATTGTACAACTCTATCCTATAAGTAGTAGTCATTGCTGCACCTGCCGTTCTATTAGCTGGAAAGCTTGCTCCTAAGTCTACTTTAGTACAAGATGCTGTATTATCATTGTGGAATATTTGCAAGTTAGTATCTGCTGCATCTGAACCTACTCCGATAATATTATTCATAGAAGCAACGGTTACGGAATCTGTATAAGTTAAGTCTGTAGTTTGTCCAATCATTCCATAGAATTGACGACACCCACTACCATAAGCTGTATCGCTTATATAAACTTCACACACATATCTAAATCCTCCGCCCATATACCAAAGTAATGCAGAACCTCTTGTACCTGTATATCTTCCTGTACTTACCACCGAAGCATAGAAACCTTTACGTATTTGCTTAGTTGCAACGTTTGTAGATGCTACAGATCGCGCAATAGTTGAACCTGTAGTCGCTATAGTAACACCTCCAGATGTTACTTCAGTAGTGGAGTTATTAGAATAGTTTACACCTCTAAATGTTTCCGATGCAGACATTACTGGTATAAGTCCACCGCTCGCTTGCCAAGTGGCATTACCGCTTGCATCACTTGTTAATACATATCCATTTGATGCACCTGTAGTTACTTGTAGTTGAGATAATTTCGCTTTACCGTTTACATCTAATAATTCAGCAGGGGAAGTAGTACCTATACCTACCTTATTTTGATAGGTTAATATCATTCCTATAGATGTGCCTGAATTACCTGCAAAGAATTTAATATTTCCTGTAGAAGCAGTATTTATGTTACCTATAAACATCTCCCTACCTGCTCCATATAAATAACAGTCATTTGCTACACCTATAAATGCTGCGCCATAGTTACCGCCATTTATACCCATATCAATATAGTTGACTGATTCGGTACCGTTGTTTGATGTTGCTACTACATCCGAACTGCTATTTGTTCCGTTAGATGTATTTTGAATATTTAACTGCATGTAGCTATTTACAGCTCCTTTAGCTACTATTGCATTAATTTGATTCGATGGAGCAACTAAAAACCTTTCTGGATTAGTACCATTAAATGTAGCTGTATTTATAGCAAAGTTTCCACCTGTAAAATTGATATTATTACCACCCATGGTTACGGCACGATTGCTCGATAGTGTACCATCAGCAGAATAAAAAGAAGAACTTGGTAAGTTTTTCCATAATGCCGTAGCAGAATCATACGTTAAAACATCTCCATTTGCTTCTCCAGATATACTTACATTATGTAACTCATCAATCTCATATCCATTTTGAATAGCTACTACTATCTTTCCATTTGTTGGATGAGCATAGGCTACATATCCAATGAAAACAGAATTAGCAGGTTTTGCAGGTGGTGTAGTTGCTACCATTCCCCCAGCCGTAGAACTTAACCAAAGTGTATTCCCATCTGCAAATGCGCTTGTATCTACATTGTGAAATACTCCACTTGTTATAATTGTACCGTTGGTATTATTTGCAATTGCATCCAATGTTAAGCCGATAGTCTTCGATGAGGTTGCTTCTGTATCTGCATCTGCTAGTAATATAGTAGGCATTTGACCTGTAGCACCACCAATATACACAACCGAAGCTTTAGGAATTGTCGATCCTGTTGTGTTCCTTACATCTAATACTTCTTTTTCTGAACTATCTACTACACCATCGTTATCCGTGTCATATACGGATTTAAGCATGTCACCTTGAGTTGCCGAGTTAACCCATGCAGAACCGTTATAAGTTAATACTTGGTTAGTAGTTGCACCTGCTATTGTAACATCCGTTAAGTTGTCTAAACTTGGTGTTATATAAGAACTTCCTTTTGCGCTATTCTGTGCCATTTACGTAGTATAAAATAGGTTATAAGATAGGT